AATATAAGTCAAGACAATATAACCAACTATGTAAATACATTTCAGGGAGGAAATTTAAGTCAAGACAACATAACAAAAATAGAAAGCGCAGCTCCAAAAGTTTTTAATACCAATATCCAAAAAATGATTGGTGTTGAAACTTTACAAACTAATACCGTTAATGATTCTTTAAATAATATCGGTCAAGCGATGTTACAGGAATTAGTAGGTGTTTTAAATGATTCTCAAATAACAGCAAATATATGATAAATCCACAAAATACAAGACTTGCATTTGAGACTGTTTCAGGTTTGACATTTTACGTTAAGGGTGGAGTTGTAAATGCTGTTAAAAGTAAGTTTATATCAATGCCTCAATATTTAGGTGAAGATACAAGCAAATTCCCTAAAAGTTTATTGGGCACGCCTGTAATTTCTAACATAACATTTGGGGATCCAAAAGGAAATAATTCTTATATCGATATAAATGGAAAGACAATTTCTTATGATTCTGTGACATTAGAACTTGTTTTATTAACAGTTACCCAAAATAAGAATATAGTAAAAATAGGATTACAGGGCAGGAACGGTACAGTGAAAGAATATATTTCAGACGGTGACTATCAAATAGATTTAAAAGGTATTGTTTCAGACAAAAACAATAACTATCCAGAACAACTTTTACAGGATATAATAAATATAACCAAGATACCCTCTGAGATACCTGTTACAAGTGCTTATTTAGCATTATTTGGGATTTATTATGTTGTAATTGATACCGGATCCAAATTTCCACAGACAGAAGGTTTTAGAAATCAATTAGAATTTACAATACCTATGCTTTCTGATTATCCAATTGATTTAAATAATCAGGAAACACAACAGCCAGGACAGGACGGTTTAATAGCAGATTTTGTAATATAATGTTAAAACCAGTAACAAGAATAATATTTATACGAAATTATGAGCAAGTTTACTCATTCGATTATGTATGTGAAATCGAATGTCCGACTTCCTGGGATTTATTTACTCAAACCGCAAAGATTGAAATTCCGAACTCTTTTAGAACAAAAGAAATTGCAGAGACTATAATAAATAAGATTTTTATAGGTGACGAAATACAGATTTATACCGGTTATTTAAGAGACGGAATAAATAAGAAAAAAGGAAACACATTTTCACGCAAATTCAAAGGATTTGTAACAAAGATTAAACCTGGCTACGTGGTCAAGATAGAGTGTGAAGATATGATGTGGAAGTTAAAAAGGACTAATATTGACGGCTATCACAGATATTCACCTATAACTTTAAAACAAGTCATTTTAGACCTTCAGAAAATGACAGGATTAACCTTTGACACAAATATAATCGACAGTTCAGATATTGGTGAAATTCTCGTAACGCCTGGAAATAGTTTTTGCGATGTTTTGGACTTTCTGAAAAACAAATATTTAGTATTAATTTGGTTCAGGGACGGGATTTTATATGTACGTAGACCGATTCAGTTTGTAGCAGATTCAACAATGACAGTTGATGCTATTTTTAAAGACAAATATCCTGTTTTCATAGTGCAAAGAAATATAATAAATCCTGACACTTTAGAATATCAAAGAGAACAGGATGTTAGGCTTGTTGTCAAAATAACAAATCAGATTCGACAAGATGGGCAAAATGACAAAAAAACTACTTATTATGTTTATTACGGGACCAATGGCAAAATACAAAATAGTTCTACTCCGAAAGTAGGTTATAATCAAATCGAACACATAGTAATAGTTGGAAAAACAAAAGCCGAACTTATAGCCGAGGCAGAGCAAATATTGAAATCTCAAACCTATACAGGTTATAAGGGCGATTTTGAGACTTTCGGGGAACCAGTAGTACATTTTGGCGATTTTGCATGGATACTTGATTTTAAATACCCAGAACGTACAGGAAGATACTTGATAAGAGGTGTTAATTATTTGTTTGGCCGGTCCGGGTCCAGACAAAGAATAAATATATACGGTAAGGGATGAGCGAAACAAGAGGCAGAATATTAAAGGTGCTTAATTTGATTATAGATTATAGAATCAAACAGAAATGGAACCTACAATCAATAAAAGGCATTGTTAAATCAGTCAATGAGACTGACCGTACTTGTGTTGTAACAGTTGACAATTTTGATTACCCTGGGGTTTGGTTACAAGGGATCAATAATTTATCAACAGGATTTGTGCAAATTCCGACAGTTGGATCACAGGTTTTGATGGGTCGGATTAATGATAATTACTATATAGCATTATTTTCAAAACTTGATAAGGTTCTTTTTGATGTTGCTTTAGTACAATTTAATGGAGGAAGTAATGGAGGTATGGTAAAATCAAGTGCAAATGTTCAAAATATGACAGCTATTAAGACATTTTGCATGAATTTAATGGCTGCTGTTGCAACAGGTTTACAGGCTGTAGGTGAAAGTTCTGCCGCAAGTGGATCGGCTGGTTCTTCAGCTTTTCAAAGTGCTATGTCAGGACAAGTAATAACTTTTGGTAATCAGGAAAATAACTCTATAAAACAATGAAAGCAGTTGATATAACAGTAACGAATGATATACAGATAGTTTCAGGGGATTTAGATATAAGTTACTCTGACAATCAACACGTAGAGCATATTCTTAGGGCTAATCCCGGACAATTTTATCAATATCCCGATGTTGGTTATGGTATTTATAAAAGACTAAACGGGAATATTGACGGACCGACAGAGAAAAAACTAATAAAACAAGCATTAGAAAATGACAATTACAGCATTCCTAGTGATGGGATTAATATAGATACAGCAACAGGTAAATTCGGAGTCAGTAAATACGAACGTAAAGCATGAAAGTATCTAATGGACAAACAATATTTGATGTTTTGATTTCCGGAAACGGGAATATAAATAATCTATTTCCATTTCTTGAAGAAAATAACTTAAATGTCGATGATACTATCCAAAGTGGACAAGATGTATTAATACCTGTATCGGAAAATGCAAAGGAATCATTTATAATAACTTCAGGGATAGTTCAAGAAAACACAAACTATGCTTTATCTCAGCAGAATCTATTTGATTTAACAACTCAATATTATGGAAACTTATCGTTATTGTTTGATTTTATGGCAGATAATAGGATTGATTTTGATACGGTTCTACAAAGTGGATATAAGATAATTTTGCACAATGCAAAGAAAGGTAATAGTAAAATTAAGAAGTTTGTAATTTTGAACAATCTCATTTTTTGCAATTTATATTATGCGCCGGTTCCTCAGTATTTATTAAATGAGGATGGTAGTACATTAACAGATGAATTTGGGAACCCATTATTTAGTGAAAATTGACATGAAGAAATTAATATTATTTATACCATTTTTTATTTCATTAACTATCACAGCGCAAAAGATTAGTGAATTACCGGCAGCTACAACAATAGGGACATCCGATGTATTTCCAATAGTTCAAGGAGTCACTACTAAAAAAGTAGGTTGGAGCGTATTAAAAACTAACATAGCATCTCAAATACATGATACGGCTAATATTTTAAGAACAACAATAAACTTGAAATTAGCAAAGAGTGATTCTGTAGGATGGGGAGCGAAATATGTAACAAGAAAGGCCTTACATGATTCAATAACTTCTCATTCAGGAAGCAATATTTATGCAAATAATGGACTTTACAAAGATGTTGATACAATAAAACTTGATTCTGCAATTACATTTAATCAGCATTTTTCTATAAAAAATCCTTATGGAATAACTGATACTTCTTACATTACAATAATGGAAGGTACTGGTACAGAGTTAGCAACAGGTAGAGGTATTGTACCTAAAACTAAAGATAGAGATGGGAATTATTTAGGTACTTATTTTGACGAAAAGGTTGATACATTTACTGATTTATCTAATGCACAAATAGATTTTAGTACTTATTTAGGGAATGATACTTCTATTAGTTTGTTGAATTTATTTACTTTTTTCTCTTATATAGAAAGAGGTATACCCAATGATAC